TGCAATTGCACAAGCTAAGATGAAACACAAAGAAGCACAGAACGAACTTCGTGAAGTGTGCAGACTATATGGACCACCAGGGATGTGGGACTTAGTAGTTAAAGAACAAGCTGCAGCTAGGGTCAGACAGAAAGAAGCACTAGAGGCACAAGCTAAAGCAAGAGACAGATTGTTTTGGGGTATATCATTAACAATAGGTGTGATATTATTCTTAGGCGGCACAGGTGCAATGATCTGGGGTCTTAACGAAGTAGTAAATGGATAGCAGAAGATAGTTTAGGAAATATAGAATGCTTAATACGTTTAGCAACAAACAAAAATACACAATCCTATCTAAAACAGGCTACACTGGGTCTGAGCAAGAGGATGAGATGGAAGCATTTATGCAGTCTAAACCAGATGCTCGATCTCTTGTGCAACGTCTTGAGCGTAAAGCTAAGGCAATGAAAGGTATTCCTACTACTGCCCCTGAGAATAAAACCATAGGTATGCAGACAGGTGGTATGACTGGCTCTTCTGGTATTACACCAGCTACTACTGTTGCGGCTCCTACCTACTCCTATATTACACCTTCTGCTGACCAAGAGCTTAAACCTCTTGCAGATGAAAAAGCTACCACAGCTGGTGTAGATACAGTAGGTACTGCTGCCCAGGCTACAGCCCCAACAAAACCAGGTGTTGCTACTGTTGCTCCATCTACCTCTGCTCCTGCTGTAAAGGCTGTGACTGAGGCCACTAAAGCGCAAGAAGGTATCGTAAGCGAAGAAGCACAAGTTAAAGCAGCCCAACAGAATGAGTCAGCTGTATCAGGTATGCAAGCGGCTCAAGGTGCTGCTGTAATGATGAACAACCCTGTGCAGCGTGAGATACAGGAAGGTGAATTAATTACTGGTGCTGCTGACGCTGAGAAGGCCGCTAAGTTTACTGAGCAGATTGAAGCAGCAACGGCTACACCCTCAGACAAAGCTACTGTTCAAGGTCAGCTAGATAGTCTGATGAAAGACTTTGAGGGTGGTGAAACACCTAGCTGGGCCGCTGGTGCTTTACGTAATGCTACAGCCGCTATGGCTGCTAGAGGTCTTGGTGCTTCTTCTATAGCTGGTCAAGCCCTCGTACAGGCAGCAATGGAGTCAGCTATTCCTATTGCTCAGGCTGACGCTGCTACTATGGCACAGTTTGAATCACAGAACTTGTCAAACAGACAGCAACGTGCTATGCTGTCGGCACAACAACGTGCTCAGTTTATGGGTATGGAGTTCGATCAAGCCTTTCAGTCTAGAGTAGCTAACTCTGCTAAGATCTCTGATGTAGCTAATATGAACTTCACAGCTGAACAGCAAGTAGCCCTAGAGAATGCTCGTGCTGCTAATACTATGGAGTTGGCTAATCTATCTAATGATCAAGCAATGGTTATGGCTGAGGCTGCTGCACTTTCTAATTTAGATATGGCTAACCTAAACAATAGACAACAAGCCGCTGTACAGAACGCTCAATCATTTCTTAATATGGATATGACTAACTTAAATAATAGACAGCAGACAGAGATGTTTCGAGCACAGCAAAACATACAGGCTCTGTTTACAGACCAAGCCGCTGAGAATGCTGCTTCTCAGTTTAATGCTGCATCTGAGAACCAAACGAATCAATTCTTTGCTGACCTTCAGGCTAACGTATCTAAGTTCAATGCAGACCAGGCAAACGCTGTAGCACAGTTCGATGTTAATGCTGTAAATGCAACAAGACAATTCAATGTGTCTCAGGACAATGCATTTAAACAATTCATGATATCTAATAACTTGGTTGTTGCACAGGCTAATGCTAAGTGGAGACAGACAGCTGCTCTAACAAACCAAGAGGCCGCTAATGAGAGAGCACTCTACGTAGCAAAAGAACAGAACGCTTTAACACAGGCAGAGCTAGATGAGATCTGGCAGCGTGAGCGTGATGAGATGGACTACGTGTTTAACGCTTACCAGAATGACCAGGATAGAGCTAACGCTATTATCACCACAAAGCTGGCTGCTGATGCTGAGTTGGATGCTGCTAAGTTACAAGCTGAAATTGGAGCTAACCAAGAGATTACAAAGGCTCTCTTTGGCTGGTTATTTTAAAGGATAAAACATAATGGCTTTTAAAAATAAAGGACACATGACAAAGTTTGATCAACTTGATAGGTTTGTTAAACAACAGTTAGATCCTACTACAGCTGGGGCTGGTGCAACCTCAAGACAAAGGACTAAACAGTACCTTGCTCTTGGTCAAGCTCAAGCAGAACAAACTAAACAAGCTATGAGATCATCTGCTCAAGGCGTTAAAAGAATGTTTAGTAAGACAGACATCAGTGCTTCCAGAGAAGATACTCTACCTTCTGATCTTAATATAGCTTCTTGGATGCAAAGCATCGAGCAAGAGAGTGAAGAGAATAAAACAGAACAAGACTACAACCCCTTGCAACTTACAGAAGACTTATACGGTAAGAAGGGTGTTGAAGCTGGTAAGGTTGCATCTCAGTCTTATTTCAACGAGCCACTTATAGAAGGTGGCCTAAGAGGTAACTCACGTAAAGCTGGTGATGTAGCACCTGCAGTACAGCAAGAGATCGTTAATAGAATTATTAATGTTGGTAGTCAGATGGGGATGTCAGACTATGAGATTGCGTATGCCTTAGCAACTGCTAGACACGAGTCTGGGTTTAACCCCGATGCCTCTGCTAAATCTTCAAGTGCTAGAGGTATTGGTCAGTTTGTAAATGATACAGGAAAAGGGTACGGTATTACTGCGGAGAATCAATGGAATGCAGACGTTCAGATCCAGGCTTTACTTGACCACACAGTTGATAATTTTGAGACTGCTAGGAAAAATGGATACGGTAATGAATACGTTTATGCTCTTCACCATGATGGTCCTGACTTAAACAGTGGCGGTCTTGCCATAGGTAAGAAGAATGTTATGCCTTTCGTGCCCAAGTACTTAGATGCCATTAAAAAATTTAGAGGTGAAGGATAATGGACGGACCTATCCCAGGGCAATCCCTAACTAAAGAACCACGTAATGCTCTGTATGAAAGAGCGCCAGAGATTACAGACCCTAACGATGCTATCATTTGGCACATGAGAAAGCTGTCTGATCCTGAAAGATTAGATAACTTACTGTTTACCCTTGAGTATGGCTTGCCAGTTAAACATGCAACTCAAGCTGCTCTTACTTTAGCAGTAGCCAAGGGTGTTCATAACATTGACGTTAGCCTAATTATTGCACCTGTTATTCATAAGTTCATTGCATCTACAGCTAAGGAAGCTGGCATCTCTTACCTTGATGACTTTAAAAATACTGAGATGAAAGAACAGGAAGAGAAAGAGAAGGTAAAGATTCTCTTAGACAAGGCTATGGCTGAGACTCCAGTAGAGGAGCGTGATGAAGGCTACGAAATGCTTGGTGAGTTCAGTGAGGCAACGCCTGACATAGATGTAACCCAAGAAACTGAGGGTGAGATAGCCCCTGAGGTAGAAGAAGTAGCAGCTGAAGTAGAAGCAAAACCACAACGTGGTCTAATGGCAAGAGGGTAATATTATGTTAGGCAGTTTAACACCTATAATGATAGCTGGTGGTCTAGCTAAAGCATACAACGATGAAGTTGACGAGAAGAAAGCACAGGTAGCTGAGATCAATGCTGTAAAGCGGGAGTGGTTACTTAAGACTGGTTTGAGTAATATCGAGACAAGGCGTACCCAACTCAAAGAAGCTAGGGCTAGAATATCAAACGCTAAGAAACTTGGTTTTTCAACTAAAGCTGCTAGAGCATTGGAGATGTCTGGTCAGCTAGAATTTGAAATGGAAAAGGTTACTAAGCTTATAGGCTCAAACAAACTATCTGAAAATTATATCCCAACTCTTTCTGCATACCTTGAAGGTCAGATAGATAATGATGAAGACTTAGCTAAGGCAGTTTCTAAAGGTCTTTCAGGTGAGAGCTTTGCCACTGAAGAAGAAATGTCCTTAGGTCTTATTAACGCTATGGATGACATTAACAAACTTCAAGAACAATTCCTAAAGACTACAGACCTAGGTGGTGCTACAGGACTTCCCGCATTTCAGTACACACCTACTAAGGGTGCCCGTATCGAATTGTCTGACAGAAAGTCTATTCAGGCACAGTTGGCAACGTCTTTAAATACTATGTACGAAGACAGTTTTTCCATTGGTCCAAGTGGTGACGTTCAGTTTAACCAGAACGCTAATCCTGAGGTGCAGATCTTATTTAATAATCTTACAGAAAAAACAGTAGGACTAGCTGAAGATCCAACAAACACCTTTAGTCCTGTGTCTGCTTTGAGTACTGTGATAAGTTCTATAGAAAATAGTTCTCTTGTACCACCCTCTGTTGTTTTAGATAAACTAGACGAAGCTATCACAACACCTAACTTTAACTGGGAACCTTTCAGAACAAACCCAGTCCCTAGCCCTACCCCTCCCGGTAACGATAATGGTAATCAAAACAATAACAATAATAACAGTCCAGTTAATGATTAAGGTGATGTATGAGCTACGTAGAACAAGCTGAAGGCAAGTACTTCGATGAGTTGCTTGAGCAAGAAGAGTTCCAACAGGATCTAAAGGATTTCTTTTCAGGTGGTCGTTATAACTATAGCCCTGAGCAACTAGAAGATACTGAGCAGCTGGCCGATGACTTTGCACAGCATATGAGATGGCAGTCAACCAACGAAGCAACTGCTGTCTTTGATTTATTGTACGTACAGAAACCAGATGAAGAAGTGTCAAGAGATGGTAAGGTTGCATTTGGTAAACTGATGCAAGCATATGATGTTTCTGAAGGTGGTGGTACAGGTATTGCTGAGGGTGCATGGGACTACACATCAGCTTTCTTTGCTGCCCCCTCTACCGCTGTAACAGCGGCTACCTTTGGTTTTGGTGTAGGCTCGAAGATTGCTGCTAAGGCTACAGCTAAGACTTCTCAGATGGCTGTAAGAGCTTACGCAAATAAGTTACTCAATGAAGGTTTAACTAAGCAAGCTGTAAAAGAAAAAGTAAAGAAGAGTGTAACCAAAGAAGCGGGTAAGGCTGCGGCTATATCTTTTGCTGGTGAGGCTGCTGTAGGTGGTGTTAGTTCGTATGCTACAGGTGAAACCAGAGAAGAGGTTATACCAGGTTATAACTATACTGTCGGTGATTTAGCTGTCGATGCTACTATTGATGGTACTCTTGGCGCTGTTGTTGGTGGGTTTGGATCTGCTTGGACACAATCTACTAGAAACAAAGCCGCTGATGCACTGGTAGATCAAGCTAAGAAAGCCAGTGACCAAGCGAAGGTAAATGCAAAACTAGCTCTGGATGTAATCACTAAGAGTAAGCTACCTAACGATCAGATCAATGATACTATGAGTGATGTTGCTGATCTAGCCCAGATGTTTCGAGCAAGAGAAGCTGGTAAAACTCTTGACCCTTTAGACAAGGATGCAGTCCAAGAAGGTCAGATGCTTTTTAATCGTATGCTTGATGAGAGGGCTAACGAATTGATTGCCCCTGGTCTTGATATGAATACTGTTAGAGGTATCGCAGCCGCTAGTATTAAGTTAAAAGAAAAGTTAAAACTTCGCCCTGGCGAGCGTATTAGTTCTGCTGTTGCAGAGGGTATTTCTACAGGTGCCATACAAGTTGATGAGATAACAGAAATACGTAGGCAGTTTAATCTATCAGCTGAGGAGATGTCATACCTTTGGTTAGCTGAATTGTCTAAAGCTGGTAAGGTTCTTGCTGAAGGTTCTAAGATTAAGAAGGCAATGACTACACAGTTAGATGTCTTAGCAAGTAAAGGTGTATCAGTCTTTACAGGCAATGAAGCTGATGAAGTCTTAGGTCGCTTAGAACGAGGCGGGGCTTACAGTCTCTTGCAAGACTTAGACCAAACTCGTATTGCATTTATGACATCACAGGTTGGTACAACGGCAGCCAACGTTGCCACTGGTGGTTACAACATAGTAGCTGACATGTCTGATTCATTCTGGAAGGATGTGCTAAACAGTACTATGGGTACTAAGATGCCTGACGGCACAGTGCAGAGAAAGTGGACAGGTGGTACACTCTCAACTCTAAAGGCTTTTACTTTAAATAGAACAGAGTCAGAGATCCTAGGCTCTATGCTTCTTGATGATGCTCCTATGAAGTTCACTGAACTATTCTACGAAACCCAGCGAGTAGGTGATTTAACTCAGTCTAAAAACTTTCTTCATAGATCTGCTCGATTCGTTAATACTCTTAACATGGCAACAGACGCAGTGTTTAAACAAGGCGCTTTCTATGGTGCCTTCGATAGAAGACTGAGAGAGTTAAATGACCCTGCCCTAGGTAAGAACTTTAAAGAGTACTTACAGAAACACACTGACCTTGAAGCTGCTAGGAACGCTGGTGTTGTAGATTATGCAACAGACTATGCCAAACGCTTTACCTTTCAGCGTGGATATGAAGGCGATAAGTCTTTGTTTGGTCAAGGTGCCCAGGCTATACAACAGGCCCACAAAAGACTTCCCTTTGTTATATCTGAAGGTATGGGTATGCCTTTCCCTAGGTATGTAGCCAACCATTTAGAATACGTGAACGATTACACACCAATCGGTATCCTTACGGGCGGTCTTGATCAGTTAGAAAAGGTTTTATACAAACAAGACCCTAAGTCAATTACTCTTGTTGGTGATCAGTTTAAGACTGGTAGGGATCGTGTAGCTAGGCAGATGACTGGCGCTATGATAACAATGGGTGGTGTCTGGGTAGCCGCCGAAAAGAATGGTACAGTAGACTACGATAAACTAGTAACAGCTACAGGTTCTGAAACAGACGTAGGACGTACAGCTGGTCCCTGGGCTGCTAACCTTTTGATTGGTGATCTTATCTGGAGATCAGGTCTTCTAGGTAATGATCCTCTTCCAATTAACAAAGAAGCCTTTACGGGTAATGTTAGTGAAGTTCTCGCTGGTATGGGTGACCTTGGTTTTAATGGAATAATGATTCAAGAGTTTGGTAAGTCCTTAGCTGATGGTAAGTTTACTGATGGTGCCTTAAAGAGTATAGGTAATATTGTATCTACCTTTACGTATCCTGCCACAATATCTAGGGATGTAGCGGCTCAACTGTCAGACTTTGCAAGAGGTAACCCTTACGTCAGAGATGTAAGAGGCACTGAATTGACAGGTGAGAAAAACTACTTAGAGCAAATAACTGGTCAAGGAATCTTTAGAAACCAAGCCATGCGTTTCTTGATGGATATGAAAGGTGTGTCTCTCACTCAAACACGTAGAGGTACAGAGGGTGAAGACCTAAAGCTTTACTCACCCTTTAGTCCTACACCTGTCGGTGGGTACAACCCTATCACTAGACAGTTTGGCTACACACAGGAACCACCCAGCACTGAGTTACAGAAAGAGATGAATATTCTTCAGCTAGAGGAATACAAACTCTATGGTAATACAAAGACTAAGAACTCATCTGTTGACTATGCTGTTAGAAAGTTGCTTGCCGTTGGTATGTCTGGTGTTCCCTCTATGGCTGAGGAGTTTAAAGCTTGGAAGAGTTCTTGGCAATTAAACAACAGGAGTGAGTACGCTGGTAGAACCTACGATGAGCTAGGTGATGACAAAGAACTTAAGAGAATGGCCTTAGAGGACTTCGTAAATCATAGGATAGCAAATGCACAAGACCTAATGACCGATGCCTTTAATACGATGCTTGAATCTAATACAGGTAGGCGTCAAGCAGCTGGGTTTTTACGCAATCAGTACGTACTAAAGGAAGCTCAACTTAAATCAAGTAAGGGTAGAACCTTTGATGACCTAGTGTCTATCATGACAAGGGGTGAGGGAATTGAGTACAAGTCAGCTAGAGATTACTTAGGTGACTCATCAAGTGTAGAAGAAGAATTGTCCAGAAGAAGAAGAATTATTCAGTACGCAGAAGAGAACTATGATTTCTCTGAAGGTATCTATCCAGAGCAATTCTTAGGATCTGCTGAGACATACCAATAAGAAAGAACCCCCAGTGATCAGCTGGGGGTTTAGTTTAGGGGAGAAGACTATTTATTTTTATTGGCCTCAAGCATCCTGTCTCGATACTTAAAAGCTTCGTCTACGATCTCGTCAGACCGAAGGTACTTGCCAGATGCTAATAAACCAGACAGTGCACATCCAGCAAAGTAATCCCCAATCTGGACAGATCCAGGGGGAAATACTTCTTGCTCTTTCTTTAGGAACTCTTGGGCTTCTTGCTCAAGGGTTTTCCTTTTTTGTGGCTTCTTAGAATTACTTACGCTCATAGATCTCAATTAACTTGTTTAAGTACCAACGTGCTTTCTTAAGATCCTCTATGCGGTTCTTGTACCTGTACCGCCAGACATACTTAAGAATGTTACCCTGTAAGTAACCTTCACTTAATTCATTAGTGGCAGCCAAGATAGCGTCAATGGCTTCAAGACCACCTGTGTTATAGTGAATAGGTTTTTCTACTGGATCATACTTTTCTTTTGCCATCTTATCCCTTCCTAGGAGTTGTACTAAATTACCTACACAATCTTTAGTGTCACACTCATAACACAAACCATCATCGTCTAACAGATAGCCACAATCAGTACAAGTCTTGTCCATCACACACCTTCCTTCATGAAGACCTTTACCCACTGAGCACAGATGTCCGACCTAACTATGTCATCGACTCCAAACTCAACCACTGGCACAGAAAGCATATGCTTTTTAGCTAGATGTATTACCTTAGACAAACCATCAGCTTCCTTTAGGTCAGACTGTTGAACGTCACCATTAAGAACAATAGTACTCCCTTCGCCCACTCTAGTCAATAACATTTTCAACTCGTGGATAGTTATGTTCTGAGCTTCATCTACAATAATAAAAGAGTTATCAAAGCTTCTGCCTCTCATTAAAGCAAGGGGTGCCATCTCGATGTTGTCATTCTTAATACCAGTCTCTACAGCCCCTTTACCTAAGTGCTTAATCAAAACATCTAGAACAGGTAACGCCCAAGGATAAGTCTTTTCCTCAAGTGTCCCAGGCAAGTAACCTAAGTCCTTACCCACAGCTACATGTGGCCTCGTGATTACTATCCTGTCTATTTCTTTTAGAGTGTACCTATCGGCTGCGTAGGTAGCAGTTACGTATGTTTTACCTGTACCAGCTGGCCCAAGGATAAATACCTGAGTGTATTCCTTGAGCGCACTGATGAGAAGCTTTTGATTAGAACCTCTAGGTAGAATACCAGATGTCTTTTTCTTTACAGCATTCTTGTAGTTTGTTTTTCTTCTAGTTCTTTTAGGCTTCTCTGAGAAGTCATCCATTATCTAGGTGTTCCTTTAGCTCTGTGTAACCGCCTACGTACTTACCATCAGTACTCCAGATCTGAGGTACTGTCTTTAGTCCAGCTTTCTTAAACAAATCCAATAACCACTTAGAATCATTTAAGGAGTAGTACTGAACTGATATACCTTTGTCCCTTAGTAAGCCCATAGCCTGGGAGCAGAAGGGGCAGTCTACCCGCCCCACTAAGATGTACACACCCTTGCTCATGTTAGATCTACAATCTCACAGACATCTCCCGTACACGCCATAGTTTGCATGGCAACCGTATTGTCTTCCTTCTCGTAGTCTGAGAGTTTTGACCAGTCAATACTTGTTGGCATCTTTTCAAAGAGTGACTCATAGCTATGTAGGGAGATATTACCATCTACATCATAGGTTGGATTAGTCTTATCTACTTCTTGATAAGGTGCTTGTTGATAAGTGTGCTCATTGTACGGCAAGAAGGATACACCTGACATCTCGTCAAAGTACTTGTATACAAATGCACCTACTTCAAACCATTCACCATTACGTACATTTATAGTTACGCTAGGTTTATGTTCGCACCAATGACGTTGATACATAAGCCAAGTCTCAAGCTGCTCAATAGCTGTCATGTCCTCAGTAACTATCGCACCTTCAGGTGACTTCTGTGGGAAGCTAAACACTGTAGTTTGGTCTGGCTTCATAACACAAGGCTCACTGGGTATACCTTGATCAGTCATGAACTGTGTTAGCGGATCTTTATTATCACCACGCACAGTACGGATATAATAGGGACTGTGGCGAGCATGTATGCCAGAGGCACTATCCACCAATTGTGATACCGTGCCCGAAGGCTTGACGCATGTAATTGCAGCAGCCACAGGTATACCAAGACGGTCAGCCCATTCAGCATTAGTAGAAACACAGATCCCACGAAGATGTTCAAGAGTCTTCTCCAAGCCTTCATTCTTAGTAGTCATTAAAGGATTGTCCATTATCCCTGTAAGTGACACACCCAGCAGACGCTCTTCTTCTGTGTTCTTGTTCCACACCTTACGCAAGTATGGAAACTTGGTGTAGGTGGATTGTATGGTTCCCAGAATCGTAGCCAGTTTAACCTTACGTTCCATATCTTCGATAGTGTCTGTCGCACGTACCACAACCTCAGTGAGATTGCAAAACTGATTCGGTCTAAGTATGATCTCGCTGCACGGGTTGGTCCCGAACTCATAGTTAGGATCACGCCGACCATTCTTTTCAGCTTGCTTCTTACTTGCTTGACGATTGAATACACCACGCTCTCCACTTCCTGACTCTACCAGTGCCATCCACTCACGTAGGAAAGATACAGCGTCTGGCTTCTCTGTGTAGCTCACAGAGTTATTAGCTAAAGCTCGTTGAGGTTCGTTCTTCCACCATTCACCTGACTTAGCATGACGCATACGATCATCACTTAGGTTACTCAAAGAGATCATAGCTGACCTACGTACACCACCTACTACAACTACTTCACCAATCTTACACATGATGTCATGGCACTCGATGCTAGAAAGTTTACGTCCTTGTGCATTCTTGAATGTGGTGACAGTAAAATTAAACAGTTCAACAAGGGGTGCAGGACCAGAGGCTCTACCACCAAAGGTCTTAAGCTTTGCACCTGCAGGACGTACCTTAGACACATCCCACTTAGGGATCTCACCAGCCCATAGGAGAGCAAGAACTTGACGAAGAGCCTTAGCCCAACCTTCCTTACTGTCTTTGACAACGACCACAGTCTCACTGTCGAAGAGTTGAGGGATTTCAGGAAGCTTACTGATGAACTGCCTCTCGACACTGAAGCCAACACCAGTACCACAGAGCAAGATAAACATAGCCTCATCGAAGGACTTAGGGTCATCTACGGGTAGGTAGCTGCAGTTATACATACAAGTGTTGTCACGAGTAGCAGCTGGACCTGCAGTCATCATGGCTCGCATAGAAGGCATGACAGATAGGTCTAGAATAGATTGCTCTAATTGATTGATGGTGTCTTTAGTATCTTCTTGACCATCATACAGCTTAGGGCAGACGACTTCCTCAATGTAACGATTAACCGTCTCACTCCAATTCTCTCTACGTCCTTCGTCTTCAAGCCATCGTGCATACCGTGACGTATGAATAAATGCCTGATAATCTGTTGGTAAGTAATTGTTCATCTGTTGTCACCGCTTCCTTTTAGTACACCACGCTGCTCTCTGTCATCTAGCTTTGCCATGTTCATCTCCATAACCTTACGTAGGCTACCCCCAAAGATGTTAGCCAAAGCTGTAGTGTAGAACAACACATCACCAAGTTCTTTAAGAACCTCTTCATCTGTAAACTTACTCTTATCACGAAAGAGTTTCTTTACCTTTTCAGATACCTCACCAGCTTCTCCAACAAGACCCAAGGTATTTTCTACCAGGCGTTCCCGCCCTTTCGTGAATACCTTGTCTTCTACAAACTGACTGTAGAATCTTACTGGATCTTGCTCGTAGTCTGGGCTGTTTTGAAACATATCAAAGTATCCAAAAGCTTCTAGGTCACTCTGATTGATCATCCTCAGCACCTTCCAATGACTGTTTCAATTCATTTGTTTTCATCTGTTGAATAGCATTCACGCATTGGATCATGTGGTTTAAAAGGTTTGAAGAGTTAGAACCAAGATTCAAGATGTTTAGAATCTCCTTCTGCTCGTCATTCATGTCTTCGATTTCGTATTCTTTATCGTCAAGTGTTAGCTTAGTCATTTCTATGTACCTCACATTCTTCTATTATTACATCGTCTATATCGTAAAGGGCTGCTGAGATAAGCTCTTCAAGAACCCTTTCCATTTCTGACAGATCAACCTCAATGAAGTTAGCTTCTGGGTCAACCGTCAGAACTAATCTACCTTCAAATCTCAAAGTCAGAATCCCTAGTTATATTGTTATTGTGTCTCAGGTCAACCATATTCTTTTCTTAGTCTATCAAGAGAAACAAATTCTGGTTCGTATACACCATCCCTTACCTCTCTCTTGATGACACATCCTTTCCACCATTCTAGATTAGACTGTCCAGCCCATCCTTCCTCGCCGCCCTTGAAGCATCCTGCGACCAAGCCGATAATCGAATTAGGATGAGCAGAATCCTTAAAGTAGATAGACCGCTTGTGACTATGACCACAAGTAGAAGAATGGTTTCTATTCTGTAGTAAGGTGTAACCATGATGAACGCCAGACATAGCTGTCCCATAGTTACCACTAGAAAAGAAATGAGCATACGATACACCATCGTAGTCAGCGATGGCGGGGGCCGAGTTACGATATTCGTGGTACTCGTCGAACCAGTGGTCTGTTTGAAGATGCCCGAAGGATATCCCGTACTTGTCTCCCTGCAGTCTGGGATCATGTGCGATAGCCTTCTTAATTCTATTCTCGTGGTTTCCCTCAAATCCAATCCAGAAAGGTTTCTTGTACTTCCTGATGCTAGGCTTCTTACGTAAGCGATCCATTGCCTCATTGTAATGCTCAATATCTTTTTCGTAACTCTGTGAAACAATAGCCTCAGGGTATCGAGTGTCAAAGCTATTGAGTGATTTCATGTCAGCCCCATCCCCTAGATCTACTACATAGCTAGGGTTAATGTCATAGATTAGTTCACCCAGAAGATCGAACCTATCATTATCTATACTTGGGTCTACGTGGGCGCAGCTAAATACAATTGCTGTTTTATTAGACATCCTCTAGAACCTTTCTGATTTTCTTTTCAGTGTGATCTTGTTCAGTGTTTCCCATATCATCTATAACAAACGGGCCTGTCCTATATAGTCTTTCTACATCATCCATTGCATCTTTCATAGAGCTATAGAAGTACTCTTCCTCGAACTGGTTACCCGTGGAATATTCTCTAGCTAGACACAGGTTCCAGATACGACCATACTCATCATCAAAAGGACCACGTATGACCTGCATTATTTCTACAGCTGGTTTAAATATCTCACTCATCTTCAGTCTCCTCTAACCATTCCTTTGGTATTACTTTGTCTGCGTACTTAAAGCCATACTTCTTACACCAGTCACCATAAGAACTCTTAGCACCCTTGTAAAGTTTTGCTCTACTATTATTAAACACAAATCTAATGTCTAACTCTGGGTGTTGATCTTTAATTTCTTTATGCTTGCGTCTATCAGTGGATACGAAACGGCCTTTAGTTTCTATAATGATTCCATTTCCAAGAACAAAGTCAGGGGTGTAAGTCCTATACCTCATGTCCAACCAGGTTATCTTTTCCTTCTCGTAGGTAAACTTTACTTTATGTTTACGTAAGAACTTAGCTGTGTCTTCTTCAAGACCTGACCGATAACCTGCCTGGATACCCCTTAGTTTATTCTTGTTGTACGGCACCACTAAACTCCAAGTCTTCAGGAACCATTGGTTTCTTCACAATCTTAGTAAGGAAGACAGGTTTGTCGCTGTAGATAAACTTCCTAGCCTCAGGGTAACACTTCTGTTTAAAGTCACAGTAGGAACAGGCAGTACTTAGTTTCTGGTTTCCTTTAGGATTCTTGTTAGACTGAGGTACAGGATCAAAGGCTCGATCAGGCGGTTCTTCACTTACAACCATCTTCTTTAAGTGAGCTACGTCCTGCTCTTTAGTTTTCATTTCCTCTGAGAAGTCATACACATCTAAGCAGACATGCCCGTTGACTTTATCAATAACTAGAAATGCGCCCTCAGTCTTGTTAGTTACAAGAGGATCATCCTTGGCTGCGTACACGTAGGAAGATAACTGAGATATATATCCAAAGGGATCGTCCTCACGTAAGTTACCTTCTTTAAACTTCTTGAAGGCATAAGGTGAAGCAGACTTAACATCCACAGTCATACCATCAATCACTGCATCCCTATGTCCTTTGATACCATGTACATTCATACGGTCTTGCATACCTACAACACTGTGTCCTGACACGGCCGCTATAGTAAGAACTAGGTCTTCAATGATATCTCCGTAAAAGAATTTAAGTAGGGCTGATGGTGGTAAAGACTCAGCCTCAGAAGTCTTATTGATTTTATACCAGAGCTTTCTTTCACACTGAGTACCAAGGGCAGACAATGATAGATACCCCCTTGGTTCCTGCGGTTTAGAGAACCGCTGCTCTGCCATACGGGAAATATTGGTAGCCATGAAATCACCAAGAGCTTTGTCCCAACCTTTATTACCAAGGATGGTTTGCTCGATGTCATGGACTAGGGTGTCTATTGTTTTCATTGTTTCCTCTTTGGGTTAGATGCCCCCACCCAACTAAGGGAAGGGGCTTTCTTGAACACACTTACACAACAGAAAAGAAACTAAACCTAGAAGGGGATAGCATCATCCTCAACAGCTTTACTAGGCGCTGCCTTCTTAAGTTTAGCTTCAGGTTTGGCTTCTTTTGAGGAGAAGCTGGACAAGTCTTTAAAACCACTAGCTGAACCACCACCCTCTGATTCAAACTCAACGTGATCTACAACTTGCACAGACTCTAGGCGTGAGCCAGTACGCCCAGAATTACCAGCGGGGTAAACCGCTACACGAACAAGACCAGTGGAACCATTACCAATGTAACCATCCATCTCAAAGTCCCAAGGTTGTCCCTTAACATTTGCAACAGCGGGTGCTCCACCCTGCCATTCAAACTTTCCTTTATGTGGGCGAGCAAGGGTTACCTTAGTGCCCCCTTCGACTTCATGCATTGCCTTAGCGCAGCCAGAGTCTTTTAGCTTCTTAGCATTGTCATCATCCATAATGATAGTGACTTTGTACTCACCCTCTTTCTCTTCATTCCACGCAGCACGATCCCGATTGTGTTCAAATACTTTTGCCCACTCTATAGTACCGAAGATCTCTACGATTTGAGTTTTTGATTCTTTAGTCATGTTATCCTCTTAAGGTTTGTTAACTGATTCGTTTCTTATCATAAGATTTTAATGGGTGTCAAGCCAATTATTACCTATATCATAAGAGCCTGGGGTAGGTATCTTAAACCCTAGGTCTTCTCCTACTTCAAGCATACAGTCTGCTTGAATCTTTCCTAGTTCTTCTGCTTCTTCTCTTGTTCCTATCACCTCTGTTTGGTATTCGTCATGAATAAAACCCACAAGCTTGAAGTTAATACCTGCCTTCCTTGCCTGTGTTGTCCAACGTAAGAGTGTATGCTTCATCAATATACTTTCAGCTGATTGCAACATACCAGCCAAAGCTTTGTGTGTTGATGGAACAATAACCTTACGCCCGTCATACCCAGTGAAGTAACCTTGATCACCCACAGTTGGTATTAGTTTGTTCTTTAGTTGAGCTAAGCCATCAATAGACTTAACGAAGTTATCCCTAGCTTCTGTAGCCTGTCGTTGATTGACCCTCAGAATCTGAGCAGTCTTAGCAACACCAGCACCTAGTAGCCAAGCATAGATAAAAGTCTTAGCCATATCCCGTGTAGCATGGTTAAGTCCCAGTGCACGTTTGTTAACGTTATGAATGTCTGTCTCGTTCTCCTTCTTACCTTCCATAATAGCTTGTGCATACTGATCGGCATCAAAGTATCTCCATAAATAGTCTGCTAGTACCCGCAGCTGAATACCATCAGCATCTGTACCAACTAAAAAAGAACCACTAGGCACAGTCCAACAGGCTCTGAGGTGTGAGTCGTACTGATTCTTTACTTCCTCGACTGCTGTCCTAGGTTTACCGTGAAAAGCTGACGGTATGTTAGCTGTGTTAGGTGCCTTATGCGCACACCTACCAGTCCAAGCACCGATGTTATTTATAGTCCCGTGTATTCTGTCATCGTTTCCAACCTGATTTATCCACTCCACCAGCGAGCTTCTACGTCCTTCTAGGGTCAACCATTTGGCTAGTGCCTTTGCCCCCTCAGGCGCATCGTCAGGCAGTGTAGAGAGGTTGTCCTCAGAGACTGTCCAGCCGTAGTGTTGAAGATACTTTTTCTTTTCGGAATAGAACTCCTTATCCATAGACTTGATTGACGTACCATAAGGATCACCTACAGATAACCTATCAAACTTTTGGAATGTTTTAGTCTTGTCCACTGGCTTCCAGCCAGCATCCCATAGGGCATCAATACGATCCTTAGGAGATCCAGGTTTAAAGTCTACCCAATCCATACATAGAAGGTCATCTCCATCCTTTTGAGTAAGAGCATAGCGTTCCTTTGCTTTCTTAACTGAAGCCATCTCCTCACCATCTTGCTTGAGACGATACTTGATTGTGTTCACAAGAGTAAGTTTAGGGGGGAAGTCTATTTGAAATTGTTCCTCAAGTTGTTTCATCTGAACCTGTACAGCATTCAATAAGAACTGAGCTTTATTAGAATCAAATGCAAAGCCATAGTACTTAGTCCTAACCAACTCAACCTGCACATCGTGCTCTGCCCTCATAGATTTACGCCAGTCAGGATCATAGATGTACTTAGAGAAGTGATCATGTAGTGCTTCAGTTGTATCTAGATCACCCAACCAGTACTCAACCATCTCGTCAGAAAAGTTTCCGAAATCATGGAAGTCACCCTTATACACACCTAAACGGATACCCCAAGCCTGTAAGCTGTGTGGGAACTTAGCACCCTTGGGTGTAGGAATGTCATAGTTAATCATGCGGGATACAAGCAAGGTGTCTATGATTTTCTTAGGATCAATCAGCTTAGGTTCAAGTAAACGATTCAACTCAGGTCCATCAAACTGTACAAAGTTATGCCCAACGATATAGTCAAGAGACTTGTACCACTTGATGGCTGCGGCCTTAGCTATTGGATCTTCATGGCACTTCTCAAACTTGTAGACTTCACCTGTCTTTAAGTCTTTACCACCACAAAGCCACAGCTTATCACTACCAACAAGAGTGTTTGTTTCAATATCACTGACCGCTATCTTCATACTTGAAATGAAACCTCTTCTAGGATGGTTGTCTCTGGATCATAGTAGACTGAACCAGCATTACCTAACTTAGCGAAGGGTCTATTCTTGTCAACGATAAAGTAAGTTGTATTCCTTTCCGATTCTTCTTCTGCCTCAGTGTCACGATTAAGTTTAATACAAACGATAGCCTCTTCCTCTAGTGAAGCAGCATACTTAGTACGACCATCGTCATTCACTTGGGATATAAAGATAACACCTATGTTTAGTTCCTTGGCAAGCTGTGCCATACGTGCACCAAGGGTAGTCAAGGTACTGGTGGCACCCTCAACCCCTGCATTGGATAGGTAAGCTAACCTCTGAACGTGATCAATAAAGATATAGCTTGCACCGTATACTGTCGCAGCCAGACGTACATAGTCCAGTAGTTTCATTGGGTCATCGTGTGCTTGCATCTCAAAGATAATTGTTTTGTCATCTTGTGCTGCCATCTTAGCCGCCAGGATAACCGTATCCTCATCACACCCATTCTCTGCAGCGTCCTCTTTAGTACGAACATTACAGCCTAGCTCATAGGTTGCCATAGCACGATAGGTTGTAGACTTCATCTCTTCCATGTGAAGTAAAGCTATCTTAGCGTCTGACTTAAGAAGACCAACCTCAAAGTACCTAATCAACTCTGTCTTACCTTGACCACGTAAAGCTTTGATAAAAGTTAGGCCACCCTTAACTAGTCCACGGATCTTATCGTCCAGTGCAGTATGACCAGTCGGCACATACTCGTAAGGGTTCTCTGTCTTGATTGCTTTCTCTACCTCGATGTCACCTACAAAGAAATTATCTGGTGCAAAGCGTTGAGGCTTAACAGCGGCCCACTTTAAGTCATCCTGATCACCTGCCTGAATAAAGTCGTTAGCATCCTTGTGCTTAGTCAAAGGTACATAGTAGAATTTCTCAGGGAATAATTCGTATAAGCGTGTGGCTGCACCTTTACCAGCATCGTCCTGCTCACCTGCATAGACTATCTCTTGGAATGAATTGAGGTAGTCAAAGTTTCTCTTGATGAACTTATCAGACAGAGATGCTGAAGGTAGAGACTTTACAGGAAAGCTCTTACCTAAAGCTTGATAGAGAGATGCAGCATCAAACTCACCTTCAGTAAGGTAGATCCTCTTGCTTGAGCCAGCATTAAAGTCTGGGCCAAACAGATCCTGCAAGGCACCTTTCTCTTCAGTCCAGAATTTCTTTTCTTCAAAGCCTCTGTACTTTACATTGGATGGATACTTGAATGCATAACGTACAGCATCACCCTCAGCATCCATCTGTAATTGAATACCAAAGAGTTTACATACGTCAGAATCTATCCCACGAATGTCCTTGAAGGTCGCTGACGCAATCTGTCTTGTATGTACTGGTGGTTTCATTGTGTTTACTGGATACGTTTCTTCAGCCCAATCAGATATTTCATTCCTGAAGTTAGGTCGTGGGTACTTACCTGGTTTGCCTGTCTTACTTTCACACACATGGCAGAACCCTGACTTGGTGATTGTGTTATAGTAGAAACCATCTGAGCTACCACAACCTTGATAAGGACAAGCTACTCGCTCGATGTCGAACTTTTTATCTTCCGCTGCGCTCATACTATATCTCCCTCTGACCAGTCATCCCAACTGTTCTCTTCGTAGATATCACTGATTTCTTTTTCAAACTGAAGATCATTTACATGACGTTTAAGAATCAGCATAACATCTTCAGATGACAGATTGTTATCTCGCATGAACTGGGTGATAGGTATGGTGTGTATTGTGTCTCTGTCCATTATCTTATCCTTTCATTATCGTTTGAAACATACCTTCTGTCTGCTTCAAAGAAAGAACTATGTCAAGCAATTGTTGATAAGTCATGACAAGCATCTCATACTTTTCTAAGTGCTCATCCCATTGTCTAATGAAGACAGCGCCATCATCAGCTACTATCATTTCAACATCGTTTACTTGACCAGTCTCGTCCAGGCTGCGGATGATAGAAGCATCTGATTCAAATTCTACTGTGAACATCTGTTCATCTCCTCACGCTCCTTAGCCCTTTGCCTTTCTTCCTGAGACATCTCTCTTATCTTTTTGTAAGAGTACCTTTCCTTTATACAAAGAGAAGTATACTCAGAAATATTATCAAGGTTTCCATCTTTATCCTCACACATTATTATTCTTCCTCTAAGCAAAACCCGCACATATCATTCTGCGCTGGGCCACCACAACTTACACAGGTCTGCCACTTTTCACCTTCCAGCCCTCTCTTTACCAATGTCAAAAAGCCTACATCAAAGATAGCCATGAATGTCTCAGGGTCACACTCTACTTGTAGTGTAGCACTACCATCCTCATGTTCTTCTATGTCTGTTACTTTTATTTCACTCATCACTCACTCCTATACATGGTAGCAAGATTGATAGCTTGCAGTACTTAGGGTATTCGTCATACGTCATAGCTATCAACACAGGTGGCGCAGCTATCAGTAAAGCTACAATAGCAGATGCCTTGATTGCACCGTTAATGTTACCCCTCATAATTACTCTCCGCTAATGCTTCCCAAGATACAGGAAACAATTCGTACATCTCACCTGCAATATACTCTGCTACATCTCGTGTCTCTGCCTGTGTATCATCAGCACAACGAAGCTTACACATGTCAGCAAATGCATCCAAGCTACCTGACCAGTACCACTCAGTCATCATGCTCTGTGGCAGTACCATACGTGCTTGCTCTGGACACACACCATGTTCTAATAACTCGTTGTAACTGCGTAGTGCAGTATGCTCATAGAAACTTATGATGTCTGGATCAGGATAAGTGAC